CCGACCAACCTTCGGGACCAAGAGGCCTCGGGTTCGAATCCCGACACTCCGACCACCTAACCAGAAGCCCGCAATCGTTGAGATTGCGGGTTTTTCCTTATATATCAACGCCATTTTGCCCTTTTCCGGTTGCCAAAAACGGAAAACAGTTTTTACCTTTTGGCACACTTTTTTAGCTCCGTAAAAGCGATTTTTGTCATGAAATGTGTCACGAAAAACGCCCTCCCACGCATCACGCGCAGGAGGGCTTTTCTTATTTCGTGCGGATGATTGCCGTCGCGCCGTTGTTCCCGACCTCGAAGCCGAACGCCTCGCAGAACTGCCGCAGCCCGACAAGATCGCCCGTCGAAATGCCGCAGGCGGCGAGAAGATCCGCAAGCATGATGCGGTTCTGTCCGCCCACCAGCTGCCCGCGCACGGTCTTCATTGTTCCGTCCACAATGATCCGTCGCGTCTCATCCTGATGCGCCTTCGCGCCGTTTGCAAGCGCCATGACCGTATGCCCGGATGATACCAGAATATCGCCCCGCCGCAGATATTCGTCGGAGCAGAGATACTTCCCGCCCGTCAGAAGCTCGAAGTGACCGGTCTTCGGCCAGTCGTGCATCATGCAGTACGTCGTGCAGCTGTTGCCGAACTTCCTGAAAAGCTCCTTCAGCTCCGTAACGCCGCCCGACACAGCGCAGAGCATCATGAACGCGCTGCAATCCGTCTCCACCGGCGTATCGATCCTGCCGAGGTCGAAATCGACGGTTTCAGCGGCTTTGTACGCCGTGTTCCGCCCGTCCATGTCATAGCCGATGTTCTGATTCCTTACGCCCGCCTCGCACGCCTGCGCCGCTTTCTCAGCCTCCTGCGCGTTCTTGAAGCGAAGGATGCCCAGCCAGTGACCGTTATACCAGTTGGAGAAGTTCAGTTCCCGTCCGTTCTGGTTGCCCGGCTGCTGCCCGCGCCCGCCCGTCTCTCCGAGACTTGCCTGTCCGATCTTGATGCTCATGTGTCCTCGACCTCCTGCGCGTCCTCCTGCGCGTCGCCTGCCATCTTGCCGCCTGCATCGTCGACCGCCTTCTTGCCGGCCGCCAGCAGCTTCACCAGCCACGCAGGGACCTTTGCCCCGAGGCTTACGCCGTGTTCAGCCAAACTGCCCAGCTCCCCGATGATGTACCAGATAACCACCAAAGGTCCGATGAGCGTCGTGTACTCAAACGGCAGCACAATGCCGGGCACGTTGTCGAGGATCATGCCAATCACCCAGTCTGCTACAACCGCCACAATGACAATCACGATCATGCCGCCCTTGTGCCACGCGCCCTCGCGCAGCTTGGCGCTCGACCACTCTCCGCGCTTTGCAGCTGCCGCAGAGCCGACCAGCCAGTCGGCAAGCATAAGAAATACCCACCACAACCAGCCAGCCGAACCAGCCCCAGAACGCCGTCAGCACCGCCAGCGCCGCCGTGATCCACGCCTTAATGTTCACCAGAATATTGTTTTCCATGTGATTCTTCCTTTCTTTTTGCGTATAAAAGCGCCCCGCTGCCTTGACAATCCGCAGCGGAGCGCTATAATGAACTTATGAGGACGCTGCCGCGGCAGTCAGTCCGGAACAATCAACTTAAGAAATCAGTCGTTGACCGCTCGGGTGCCTTCCGGGCGGTCAACAAACCTTCTGGGATAGCGTCAGCATGATAAGTATTATCATCGCCAGCCGAAGCAGACCGCGAAGGACTCTCGTCCATCGTCTGCGCCCCATCAGCATCACCCCCTTTTCAGGGAAGTGACTGACCGCCGTATGCAGCAGCGCCCGCCCCGTAAGCGGGGCGTTTTCATCTTATCATGCCCCGCAAAATCTGTCAAATGCCCGCGCCCATCCCGGACGCGGGTTTTTTATTGCGTTTTCGTCACGTCATAGGGAATGATCGTGAAGGTATAATCTTTTCCGTTCCGCCCCGGCAGAATCAGCTCATGCGTTTCAGCCACTGAAAGCAGCTGCGCTATGGTCAATCCATACATTGTCTGTGTCTGCATTTCCCCCTCGATCTCCATACCGTCGAGCATGATCGTACTTTTGAAAGCCCGGCTCCACAGCATCCCGATGCGAATGTATAGCACGCCGTCAAACGTCATGGTCTTGTTATCATCCACAATTCCGGGCGTATATGGAAACAGCAGATACCTTTTTGTGTCTGCTCCGACCGCTTGCGTGTAGTACGCATATGTGTTGCCCCAGTTTGGAAATTGCAGTGTATTGACGATTGCTGCCGCGTCCTTTTCTGCGACGGGGCAGACCGCCGCCAGCAGATTTGTTCCAACCTGCCGCCCGTCCGCGCCGTAAAACACCTTTCCTGATGCCACATCCTCCGGCTGCGTCGTCGCGTCCGACGTGTTGGTTCCTGGCGGCTGCGCCTCTCCCGGCACGCCTTCCTCCACCGCCGCCGTAAACCTCCGGCTCTGCCAGATGACGCTTCCGTCGCTTCCCAGAATCTCCAGCTGAAGCCGCGTCCGTCCGACGCTCTGCCAGAGAACCGGCGTAAACGCCGCGTCCAGCTCCGTGCAGCTTCCGTCGCCCTTCGCTGTGTCGTAGACAGTCGGCTTTTCCGCGCCCGCCGCCCAGACCATCAGCTTCGCGCTCGCCGCGCGCAAGCCTTCTGCAAACACAAAATGCAGCGTATGGCTCTTGTAGTCCCCCTCCCGGACGCAGACCGCGCCGTCCACACGCCCATCCGGAAATACCGTTAATTCGTGCGTCACCATCTTAAATCACGCTCCCCATCACCAGCATCGCCCCGCCGACGCGCTGAAAATAGACCCGGTCTCCCGGCTTCGGGCTGTAGCTCGAAAGATACCGGCACGCGGTCTGCCCCGCATCGTTTTCTCCGTCGATGAGAAGCGTCACGCCTTCCTCCGTGACCGCCGTCACGGTCGCCAGTTGCGCCCGTACCGGCTCCTGCTTTTCCTTCTGAAACAGATCCTGCGGAATCATAAAATGCCCTCCTTCTGCGCCTCATGCGTCATCTGTCCGCCCGCGCGAAGGTCGAGCGTCCATTTCGTTTCCTGATACTTCCCGCGCACATTCCCCGCGTCCAGCCATAAAATATCCCCCGCCGCGTGGTGCGGCATGGGCGCAGTCTGAAATTTCAGGCTTGATACAAAGCTCGTCGCGCGTCCTGCCCGCCTGCGTACCTCTGCCTCCAGCGCGATAGCCGAAGCCGCGTCCTCATAGATCTTCGTCTCGGTCACGTGCCGCCCGCCGCGGTTTACTGCCGCCAGCGGGCTTTTCGGGTCTGTGATCTCATACGAAAAGCTCATCGCAGGCCGGTCTGGGCGCGATACCACGCCGACAAACACATTCGGAATCCGGAAAATATCCTCTTCCACCGTCTGATCGGGCAGCAGCACGCTCAGCTCATTCGCCTCGTAGCTATACTCCGCGCTTCTTGCCCGGGGGTCTTTGTACCTGCGGCACATCCATCTGCCCCAAGCGTCGGCCATCAGCGGCTCATAGTTGTCGGCGGTCAGAAGCTGCTGCACAATCTCGCCCTTCGGCGTTCCTGCGTCCCATTCCAGCGCCGTCTGCGTCACCGATTCCGACGGCTCGATGATCGCGTCATGTACGCCCACGCTTGAAAATAGCCCGCTCAGCGCCTGCGTGTACTTCGTCCCCCGCGCGATGCGGTATCGGCTCCTCACTTGATCGTCCCAGAGGATCGTCGTCGTGTCGTATGCCTCGACCTCTCTGTAAACGTGGATGCTCCCGCGCTTTGGTGCCGTCGGCATATAGAAAAGCCCCAGCGGCCAGGCTGCTTCGCCGCCGTCCGGCATGATGCACGAAAACCATACCCGCAGCAGCTCTGCCTGCCAGTCGACGCGCGGATCGTCCCGGATCGTAAAGCGCCCCGTGCGCATGATGTCCGCGTTGTAGTCCAGACTGATCGAGCCGTCCACCGCGTCCAGAAGCCCCAGCGGCACTTTGTCGGCGTTCAGTCGTTCAAACCTATAAAATACCTCCCGCGCCCCGCGCTCGGCGTGAAGCGCCCTTTTCACCTGCGCGGCGGTATATCCGTTTGTCGCCAGTGAAATCATACCGCGCCCTCCTTGTAGTCGACCTCTTCCAGCTCTAAGGTAAAGTCGCTGGAATACCTGTC